GGTGATATAAAAATATAAAATTCCTTTCATTTATAGTTATTAGTATATAATAATAAATTTATGGGTTCAGAATTTCAACTGTTTGATGGTAAAAACTTATCCTCATTATTTAAGGATATTTACGATAATCAGCAGAATAAAAAAAAGAATATATCAGATTTAATAGAATCTTTACGCAAACTCATTCGTAATGTGGGAGAGGCTACTGTCATTGCTCCTATAATCAAAGACCTTATAGAAGTATCTGTAAAGAACGATGAGCATCTTGTTAAACTTGCTACTATTGCTCAACGTCTTGCTGCTGCCGAAGCGAAAGGTATTGGTGAGGATGGTTGGTTAAGTGAGAGTGAAAAGGCGCAATTACTCGCAGATATGGAAGATACCATAAACGAAGTTGAGGAAAAGAATAGAGAGAAATTGACTGATATAGAAATTGAAATAGAAGACTTAAAAAAGAAACTATAAATGAGTAAGCAACTAATAGATTTAGAATCCTCCCCGATTGAATCCTTTTTAGCCAGAGTAAGGACTGTTTTAATTAAGAAGGAAGATTTTCTGAAACTTGAAAAAGATGATGATTATATAAAAATATATAATAAAAATAGTAATTTTGATTCCAACGATGTTGGGTTTTTAGGTTCTATAAAATTTGATAGAGAAGATGGATTTGAAAATGAAAACTGGGCATTTCCATTTGATAAAAATAATTTTACATACCCAATAGAAGGCGAAACCGTAGTTATATTAAGACTTGATAGACAATATTTTTATTTGCCTTATTCACGTACGCAATATCCGAATTATAGAGAATTATATGCGACATCTTTATATTCTAGAGAAAAAAATATTAAAAAAAGCGGAAATCAGCAGCAAGACTATAAAGAAGTTAATTCAACGGGTACTTCAAATTCTTCAACAGGAAATAATAAAAATAAAAAAGAAACATACAAAGTAAAAGAAAAAATTAAATTTTTACAACCAACCGAAGGTGATACTATATTGAGTGGTAGAGTTGGTAATACTATTAGATTTTCAGAATTTTTCCTAACAGCCGATGGTAAAACTTCATCTCCATCAATTTTTATTCGTAATTTTCAAGACCCAACATTAGATGATAAGCCCATTGGTACTTTGGTTAAAGAGGATATAAATAAAGATGGTTCATCAATTTATATAACATCGAACAAAGTACAAATTCCTTTCAAAGAAACTACAAAAAAAGAAAAGGTTGCATTTAAACCATATCCTTCAAAGCTAGAAGGAAATCAAATATACATAAACTCCGATAGAGTTTTAATATCTGCTAAAAAAGAAGAATTTATATTATTTTCAACAAAAACAGCGGGTATAATAACCGATTCAAAATTTACAGTTGATGCAAAAGATGATGTATATCTACATACGGATAAAAACATAATTTTACATTCAAAAGATAGTAATAAAATATTCTTAAATTCAGAGCGTGGTAAAATTTATTTGGGAAAAGACAAAGGAGAGGGAGCGGCGGGCGCTGAAGTTCAGCAAATGGTTTTGGGTGGTGAATTGGTAAAAATACTTACGGATTTAATTAAAGAGATAACTCTACAAGTTTTTGCCTCTCCGTGTGGGCCCACTTCGCCTGGTCCAACGAATGTTGCAAATTTCCAAGCAATAAGTTCACAGTTACAAACAATACTTTCACAAAATAACTTTTTAAGTAAATCGTAATGAGTTGGACAATTTTTAGAGTAAATGTATTACGTGCTATGAAATCTGGTCGTTTTGGAGCTGATATAGATGCATTTGCTAATTTCTATGCTTCGGAATACGATAAATGTATAAAGCGTGGCGGAGATATGATATATGGTGTAAATGTCATAAATGGTAATTTGGTGGGTATGGTATCTGTTATTAAAAAGGCTTTAGAAAAAGGCCAAAAAAGTGGTGGAGAAAATTTTAATTTATTGCAAGAAATTTACCCGGCCGCATTTGATGCTTATTGGAATGGGGCAGAAATGGCACCTTTACCAAATCCATTATTAAGACCGTTAGGTTGGGTCAGTACACCTCCTGCTCCGGGTACCATACTAAATATTGGTCCGAATCCGATAATTATAGCTCAATCGGCAGCAAAGCAAGCGGCTTTAAAAGCGACTACTGAAGTTTTAGTAGATAAACTAAAAGAACAAACTGCTAATTTGCCAGTTTTGGGCGAAGTTAATATCTACGAAACAATTATGAAGATAAGAGAGGGAAAGATAACAGACCCTAAAATAAAGAACCATCCCGCTTTAGTTGCGGGTAGAGAATTGATTGCCAAATATGAACAAATAAAAAAAATGAAACCTGGTTGTGGTATGCAATTTAAACCTGCTATTAAATTTCCTTTTCCAGAGTTACCAAAACGACAAAAGTTAATAGATGAGGCTAAAAACAAGTTATTAGAAGCTGCAATAGAAACATTAAAATCGCAACTAATTCCGCCTATACAAGATGCCATACTAGCACCAATAACATCAAATATTCAAACCGCTGTTGCATTATCCGAATCTATACCAAATCCAAAACCAACGCCAGAGCAAATTAAAAAATTTGTAAAAGATACGGCAACTGGGTTGAAACCTGAAATATCCCTACCTGGTGTAAGTATTCCCAAAATTCCTACAAAAGAGGAGTTGCAAAAAATGGTTGAAGAAAAAATACCTACTCAAGCCGAACTAGAGGCATTGGCTTTTGATTTGATAAAAAATAAAATACCAAAAATTCCTAATGTTTGGTTTATTCCACCTACACCCGTTTTAACCCCATCAACATCAATAATGATTAACCCATTTATAAATTTGGCAAAAATTCATTTAATGGGAACGGGTGGTATGATGAATGTTATGGCACAATATCCACCACCAGCTCCACCGGCGCCTGCGGTTTTACAATGGAGCGGCTACACAATAATTGGGTAAATTTTATCTTTCAATATTTATTAAAAAGTATTTATTATGAAATCAGATATTTTAGTGTCCTTAATTAAGGAAATAGTTAAAAACGAAGTAAAAAACCAAGTTAAAGAAGAATTAGTTAAATTGGTCAAATCTGGTGCGGTTACATTAAACTCAAAAAAACAATCGGCTACACCAACTTTAAGTGAGTCAGTTAAACCAAAGGTAAAGCAGAATGTAGTTACTAAGCCAAAAGCGGAAAAGCAATATACTAATAATAGTATGTTAAATGAGATACTTAACCAAACAACCCCATTTACCGCAGCACAAAGAGCAGAGGGTGGACCAGCAATGGGAGCAACAGGCGGTAGTATTTTAGATACTATTCAACCATCGGTATCTATGGAGGATGATTGGGAAACTATGGATTATAGAACAGTTAATATGCCCCAACAGCAATTTCCTGTGGCTGAATCAGACAACCCTGGCGTAGATGCTTTGACTCGAGCACTACAAAGAGATTATAGAGAACTTGTTAAAAGATTTTAATAAATTATGGCTCGTGAAATTGGTAGAGTAAATGTAACAGACCTAAAAGAAAATGATTATAAAGTTTTAGGTATTGGTATAAATACATCCTCAAATAGAGGCGGACCTTTTGCTGTAAATTTTTCGACTATAAAGCAGGCAGCAAATAATCTTATCAATCTTGTTTTAACAAAAAAAGGTGAAAGAGTTGGTCAGCCCGATTTCGGTTGTGATGTGTGGAGAGTTTTATTTGAGCCGATGATAGATGGTCAAACTGATTCTAAAATAGAAGAAACTATACTCGATGCTGCAGCAACTTGGCTTCCATATATTTCAATAGATGAGATAATTGTAGACTTTGATAACATTGATATTGATAACCATAATGTTGAAGTCGAAATTAAATTTAGCCTAGCTTCAAATAGAAATATAACAGATACTATAACAGTTAATATAAATCAATAAAAATGGCTCTTAAAACGACAAAGAAATCTTTTGGTAGTAATAAATCAGTTAATTACATTGGTAAAGACTTTGGATCTTTTAGAGATAATTTAATTGAATTTACAAAAGCTTATTTTCCCGATTCGTATTCCGATTTCAATGAAGCATCTCCTGGTATGGTTTTTATTGAAATGGCATCTTACATTGGAGATGTACTTTCATTTTATCAAGATGCACAATTAAAAGAATCAATGCTGCAGCATGCAACTGAACGTAAGAATATAGTTGCATTGGCACAAACTATGGGATATAAACCAAAAATAACAACCCCAGCTGCAGTTAATTTAACGATATACCAATTAGTTCCCGCAAAAGGAACGGGTACTAATAATGAACCTGATGGTGATTATTTTTTTAAAATTAGAGAGGGTATGGAAGTATCTGCTACAACAGATAATTCAATAGTATTTAGAACAAGCGAAGAAATTGATTTTGCATCGCCGACAGATAGAGATATAACAGTATATAGTAGAAACGATATAACAGGAGAGCCGGAATTTTATTTAATTACAAAAAAAGTTAAAGCAATATCTGCTATTCAAAGAGAAAGTACATTTACTATTTCGGTATCTGATACAGAATATCCAACAATAACTCTATCAGATAGCAATATAATACAAATCGTTTCAATAACGGAGCAAGGAACCAATGATAAATGGTATGAGGTTCCATATTTGGGTCAAGAAAGCGTTTTTGTAGAAATACCAAATACAGT